GCGGGGGCTGGATGAGAAGTTGTTGGGTCTCGAAGACAAAGATGCCCTGTTGGATTCAATCATTGACAAGTTAGGAGAGTAACCATGCCAGCTTACACATTGGTAATACGATGCAGCGGTAGTGATGGGAAACCTTGTCGTCACGATGCCGTTCACACAATCGAGTCAGACAAGCGAATCACAGTGATTACCCCTGAAGGTTGGCACCAGCTTCACCGGAGACCACGATGCCCTGAATGCACCATCGACCACCACAAGGCAATGAAATCAGAACGCACTCGTAAAGGACCTTACTGGGTATGCCCGGAGTGCTTCCACATCGGACTCACGCACAAAATGTCGCACAGAAGAAACATACGAAAGGGGGAACGGGCGCACCCTATATGCCAAGATTTATGGGAAAAGGGTAGAGGTCCAGATGCTTTTGTCGGACCATTTGCAGACAGTAAAGATGTTGAAGATGCACTTGCGGCTACCAGCGCCGAGTATCTTTGGCTGCGTCGACAAACAAGAAATGCATGGTCATCGTTGGATAAGGCGGAAGAGAAAAGAGCCATTGAAGACATCGATAAAAGACGCTGGGCAGCGTGCGCAGAAGCACTCGCACAGTTGAAGCTGGACGAAGAAGCAAAGGAAGCATCCCAATGACAGAACAAATCCTCATCGACGCAGGACGAAGCCTTCGTGGTTGGAGCCGCATCGGACAGTACCTCAAGTGTCCGCAGTTGTTTGCGTACACCAACCGCATCGGTCTATCCCTGATACCCACAGGTGCATTGCAGCGTGGTTCGTTGGGTCATGTGATTCAAGCACACCAGCACGCCATCTGGGGATGCCAGCAAGGAGGCGTCTGGGTGGACGATGTGTGGCACGAGGATGCCTCCGTCTTCCTTTCACCGGAGGAGGCAGGCGCAACGTGGTGCTCACAGAACCGGGAGAGAGAACAATACCTGGAGCCGATGATTCAAGTGTTCCGTCGTTACATGGCGAAGCACCCAGAGCCACCAGGACGCATCCTTGCTGTGGAGTACCCCATCACTGCTGTGCTTGGTCGCAGCAGAGGGACGTGGGGCTTGTGGGTGGTAGACCCTACAGAGGTACCACGTTGCACACGCTCAACCACACAGACGCTGCGTGGGTTCCACGGCAACGTCATCACACCCACACCACTCAACAGTCCCGGTCACCTTGACCATGGCAAGCCCATCATGATGACGCGCCGACTCGACATGGCGATACAGGACAGAGCCAAGCGTGTGTGGATCTGGGACCACAAGCACCAGGCGATGGTGCAGCCCAACAAGTCGGTCGGGGCATACGCGATTGACGGTGGCTTCGCTGCATTTCGAATCATGGGCAAGCAGGTGTGGCCCGACGAGTTCGCTGGTCTCACCCTCAACCTGATTCAGACTCGCGACCCTTGGAGGGTTGCACGCCCCACGGTTCCACCCACTCCACATCGTGACGGTCACTTCGCGGAGATTCTTTGGCGAGCTGAACATGGGTTGGCACAACTCGACATGGAAACCACGCATTGGAAATGGCCCAAGGCTATGCATGAGACAACGTGCTATGGGCGCTACGGTGCCTGTCCTGCGACAAAACTCTGCTCCTTCGGCGAGTCTGCTGTCGAAGATGAAATGTTAAATCATGAAATTTGATTGACCGATACACCCCGAACTGACTACACTCTTTCTTGCTGACGAACTGACTGACAACAAAACCTGGAGAATACAATGCCTGACAATGGTACGGCTCTGCCGACCGTGATGATCACGGTGTATGGCAAACCCAAGAAGAAGAAAACAAGTGATGCGCTCGCTGCCTTTCCGACTGCCTTGTGCATCGGTGTGCCCAGTGCGCTNGCACTCGTCGCGGAGAACGAACTGGGATTCACCCCCAGCATCCATCCGCAACCACCACAAACTCTTCCTGAGCTTGTGCAGTTGCTGGAATACCTGAGCGAATCAGANATGGCAGCGCAGTATGGCGCAGTGCTCATCGATGATGCATCGCACATCTGCCAACGCTCTATGCTGGATTGGCAAGAGAANGCGCCCACAGGACGCAGCGGTCGCAAGGACCGGTTCTACCCTTACCAAGAGCTGAACAAGCATCTGCTGAAGCTCGCAGGCATGTCCAGGCACCTCGGTGTGCATATGGTCATGACCTTCCACGAGCGCACCCCAGGCTCCAACGCCGATGGGTTCCACTGTCCTGGTGGACCGGATGTGCCATCGCGCAACCAGACACAGACCATTCCATCGTGGTGTGACGTGAACGTCCGCGCAATGATAGACTCGCGCTACCCGGACCCGTGGTTCCCCTCCACCTATTTCTGTGACCCAACCGACTCGGATTGGATTACGGGAGACCGAACCGGCGTGTGCGACAAGATGACACCTGGGAATCTCCGAGAGATTCTGCGGGCGTCTCGCTCAAACTACAGGCTCGACCGAATCGCTGGTCTTGAATGGCAAGACGATGTCGCTGAAGCAGTTGCACAGGCAATCGTAGGCGGGGTTGATCCTCGTGAAGCAGTTACCGCTGTGTCACGCCAAAACATTTTTCCTGAGAAAACTTCACCTCTTCACTTGCGCTGGGCTTGCCAGGATGGTATAGCAAGAGGAGTCTTGCGACTACGAAGTCAGAAGGACCTTTTCACGTTTTCATCCGACGAAATCAAATCGGATGTCCCGGCAGCAGGAGTTACCCTGCCGCCACCCCCACCATCAAACTAAATCAAACCTGGAGTAACGACGATTATGTCTACTTTTTTTATCCCTGGAGATGCAATCGCATCTGTCTCAGTCGGCGGAACAGCACCCGAAACCGGCTTCTTCTCTGCCCGCATCGAGAGTGTCGAAGCACACCCTTCCCGCACGCACTCTCGAAAAATCAAAGTCGCCTTCGACAACGGTTTTTCAATCCACGATTGGCTCACCACTCCCTACGATGCGCAAGGCAAGTTGCTTGCTCAATACAATGACAATGGTGAGTTGAGCAAACGCGGTCGCGGATGCCTCGCACAAATCAAGAAGGTCTTCTTGTCTGCTGGCTACGAAAACGCGCAGATGGCAGCACAAGGTGTGACTGATGATTGGCTCATCGGAAAGACCGTTCATCTTGAATGGCACTCAGCCAAAGACCTTGGCGCACAATACGGCGAGATTGCAGGCTACATCACGCCCAAGCAGTTCGAGTCGAACAAGGCAAACGACAAGGTGCCTGCGATTGCTGCTTCAACTGAAGCCAGCAACGTCGTGACGACCGCACCATCCAATGGTGTGACCGCTGCACCNGCGCCNAGCGCGGGGATGAAGCTTCCTCCTCCCCCTTCCGCACAAAACATCGTCAATTAATTTGAGGGTGGCGGGGTGGCTACGGTTTTCGGATGTCGTAGTCACCCCTTTTTATCGGAGAAATCATGGCAACCTATTCCAAAGTCAAACTGAGCGGCTCCACTGATGGNCGACCCATCGCTGTTGCAGCGATAGCAACCCCAGGTACAACCCTCCACACGGGCAGTGGCACAGCCACGACCTACGAGGAGATTTGGTTGTGGGCGAGCAACACGGCGAGAAACATCGACCAAACGCTGGTGCTCGAATGGGGTGGCACATCCGCAAGCGATCAGATGAGACTCGTCATCAAACCAAATGAGACTGTGCTGGTTGCGCCCGGCTGGTTGCTGAAAGGCAACGCTGGCACCGCTCTCATTATCAAGGCCTACACGACAACGGCCAGCAAACTAAACATTACCGGGTACGTCAACTCCATCGCAGCATGACGTATCGACCCAAAGACCATGGTGCGCTTTGTGATGAATGTCCCTTGGGACCCAAAGGCGCATTGCGGGATGACCTCCCGTATCGCCCAGTCGGTCCAGAGCTACACGAGAACGCGACCATCCTTGCAGTTGCGGAGTCGCCTGGACCCGATGAGGAACAGCATGGCCGACCCCTCGTAGGGCGCAGCGGTGGAGAATGGAACGCTGGGCTGTCGTCTATTGGACGGACGCGCCCCGAAGTGGACCTCGCCAATGTCATCTGTTGTCGCCCACCTGGACAAGCCAGTGGTGCCTGGACGCGCATGACACGGAAGCTCGACGGCATCAACAAGAAGCGGACACGCGAAGGCGAGGAGCCATTGAGTCACCCTGCTACCTGTTGCCGCCCACGATTGCTCTCTGACGCAGCGCAATACGACAACATCATCACGTTGGGTAAGACTGCAACCGCTGCACTCACCAGCACCCATGGAAGCATCCTCTCTTCGCGGGGTGGACCGATGCGTGTCACCAGCGAGTGGACAGTCACACAGGACGAGTCCGAATGCGCAAGACGCCTGATGCCCATGATGCACCCTGCGTTCATTCTTCGTGCGCCAAGCTGGAGACATGTGTTCCAGTCGGACCTCGGCAAAGCGTTTCGGTGGTTCACCGATACCCTACGTTGGATTGAACCCACTGTATTGTGGCGACCAGACGCAGAGGCACTGCGGGATTGGCTGAG